TTTCATCGTCGATTCCATTGATGGTTTGATCAGGAGAGACGATAACAGTAAGAGTTTTGAGGACGCTAGTAAAGTCGCGGGAGGCGCATTAATCGCATCAGATTTTTGTAAAAAGACTAGTGTAGCTTTAGGAAAGCGAGGTCACATGGCCATCTTTATTAGTCAGGTCAGAGCTGATATCAAAATTGACCCATACTCAAAAAGCCCAATTCGACAAACTACTGCTACAGGTGGTAATGCGTTACTGCACTTTGCTAACAACATTCTAGAGTTTGAGCCTAGATTCAAAGGGGATCTCATTTTGCAGAACCCTTCTATCAAGACTCCAGATGTTAAGAAGAACCCCATAATTGGTCATTTTGCTAAAGTAACCATCAAAAAATCTGCAAACGAAAAGACCAATACGACAATACCTTACCCAATTCGTTATGGTCGCACAGGAGGCACATCGATTTGGGTAGAGAAAGAAATTATAGATATGCTCTATGGATGGGAGTTTATCACTAAAGCTGGCGCTTGGTTAAAAGCTACAGATGATTTCATGGAGCTTCTAACTTCTAAAGGTTTTACTTTCCCAGAGAAGATCCAAGGCGAAGCTAAGCTGTTTAAGCATATCGAGGAAGACAAAGATCTTAGTGCATTTTTAATTGAGTATTTTAGGGAGCAGGTCGCAGCAGTTGAAGCATGAAGTTCTTTGACATAAATGGCAAAGAGCGCAATCTAAAAAACGCAAAGAAGTATTTAATCGATTGGGAAAAGCCTAGCCGTAGTAAATTTCAAACTACTGTAAAAAAATTCCTTTACGACTATTGGAAGAACGACATAGTCTTCGAAGAGTTTAGGGTTGTTGGGAGTAGATTGTCCTTAGATTTCTATAACGCTAATAAAAAAATAGCTGTAGAAGTCCAAGGCGCACAACATACGAAGTTTGTTAAATTCTTCCACAAGAATCGTTTTAGATATGCAGAGCAATTGAAGAGAGACATGCAGAAGTTTGATTTTTGCAAAGCTAACGAAATTAGACTAGCAGAGATCTACCCTCAAGATGAGATCCAAGCTTCAGTATTTAACGACCAAGATATTTATCTATGAATTTACCAGATGGTAGTGAAAATCCAGAGTTTTGTATCCCCATTGAAATGGTGGAAAAAATTTACGAATTGTCTGGTGGGGCCGATAAATATAAGGGGGTAATCATGGCTGTATCTTCTGAGAATGGAAAACCTCTAGTCTATTGCAAATTTGATTGCAGTATGACAGAATTTGCTTTAACAAAAGCTTTAGAGAATCACTTGGATCACCCACCCAAAGAATTAAGCGAAGAAGAACTGTAATATGATATACAATTTCGAATTAGAAAAACAACTGTTAGCAGGTTTACTTAGAGAGCCAGAAAGCTTGGCTGAGATATCTAATTTTATCAGTATCTCAGATTTTTACTCTAAGCAGAGTTCTCTACATTCTGCTGTTTTTCGTATTATACAGCAAGCTATTGACGCTGGAGATGAAATAGACGAGATTATCGTAGCTCAAAGAGTCAATGATTTAGGATTGTCTTTCGAAGACAATCTCAAACCTTCTGATTATATTAAGTCTTTGTCTCTTAGGAAAGTCCCGAAGGGAAACATCTTAAAAACAGCTAAGGAATTAAAGAAGTATTCCATCCGTAGAGAGATACTGGAGTCTTCTCAAGAGATAGCGAAGAAGATGAAGAATATAGCTCCAGAATCCTCTTACAGAGAGATTATAGAGCTGGCTGACAATGTATACAATTCTCGCATTAACCTGTATGAGATCGGCAATGATACGCCAGAAAACATATATGAAGAGATGGAAGCACTTGTAGAGGAGAGGGGCAACAATCCAGTCACAGAATTCGGCATGATGGGGCCGCATGAAAAGATTAATGATATTTATGGCTCTCTATTGAGAGCTGGTAATATAACTGTTATCGTAGCGAGGTCTGGTGTGGGTAAAACTCAGTTTTGCATGGATTATTCCACTAAAGTTAGTTTAAAATATGATGTTCCAGTTCTCCACTTCGATAATGGAGAGATGAGTAAAGAAGAATTAATTATGCGACAGTGCGCGGCCTTGTCGGGAGTTTCGATGCATTTACTAGAGAGCGGTAAATGGAGAAAAGCTGGACAGGATGTGGTGGATAAAGTTAGATCTGTATGGCCAAAAATCAGTAAACTAAAATTCTATTACTACAATGTGGGTGGGATGGACGTAGATTCTATGGTTAACACCTTAAAAAGATTTTACTATGCTAAAGTAGGTAGAGGTAACCAAATGGTTTTTTCTTTCGATTACATTAAAACAACCTCAGAAAGTAATGGTAATAAATCAGAGTGGCAGGTTGTCGGTGAAATGGTTGATAAGTTTAAGAAGTGTGTGCAGAAAGAGATTCTCCACGAAGGAAATCCTATGATCCCTATGATAACTTCTGTTCAGTCTAATAGATACGGAATTACTAATAACAGAAACTCTCAGAATGTAGTCGATGATGAGTCTATTGTTTCTTTGTCAGACCGTATCACTCAGTTCTGTTCTCACATGTTCATTCTTAGGAGTAAGACTGGTGATGAGGTAGAGAGCGAAGGAGAGAGGTTTGGGACTCACAAGCTTATAAATGTAAAAGCCAGACACTTGGGTAGCGATATTGCTGGGGCTGTGGAACCAGTTAGTATTGGAGATACTCTGAGAAAGAATGCTATTAATTTAAATTTTAATAATTTTAATATTACAGAGAGGGGTGATTTAAGAGATATCGCCAGAGTATTAAACGGAGAAGAAGAGTTAGAGACAAATGGACATCAAGAAGAAATCCCAGACTTCGATCAATTCTGAAGACTTCCAAGGGATCTTGGAGTCAGTAGGTTATACTCTAATTGATTGTGGCGATCATTGGAGAACTCAAGCTTTGTATAGAGATGGAGATAATAAGACTGCGCTTAAGATTTACAAGAATACTGGCGTATGGATGGATTTCGTCCAGAACAGAGGGAGTAAACCTTTCGAAGCTCTTATTGAATTAACGACTAAAGACAAAAGAGAAACAGAAGCTATTTTAGCTAACTCATATACAGATGAGGTTTCGACATATCAACCTAATGAAAAGATACAGATGGAAAGAATATATCCAGACTCGGCCTTAGATAAACTATTCCCCAATTATCACTTTTATCAGGGTAAGAATATATCAGAAGAAACCCAAAAAGCTTTTCAAGTAGGGCTTGCTGGAGTCGGGAAAATGTACAGACGTATGGTATTCCCCGTTTACAACGAACACAGTCAAATCATAGGTTTCTCTGGTCGGCATGTAGATTCTAATAATGAAAAGTGGAAGCATCTTCCTAAATGGAAACATGTAGGGAAGAGAAACAACTGGGTTTACCCAGCCTTCAACACCGCGACAGGTGTCGATGAAGAGATAGAGTTGAAAAAAGAAGTTATATTAGTAGAAAGTATAGGTGATGCATTGGGTCTTTATGAACAAGGGATTAAAAACGTTTTGGTCATTTTTGGCTTGTCCGTTAATAGTAATATTATCAATTATCTTAGCGGTAGGGCTGTTGTCAATATATGCATTGCTACAAATAACGACTCTGGCAGCAGTGAAAATAGAGGGCTTATTGCAGCGGTAAAAAGTTACCTTAAATTGTCTAGTTACTTCGACTTGGGGAGTTTAAGTGTAAAATTTCCTCCTAAGCCGTATAATGATTTTGGTGATGCACATTTGCATGATTGTGATATTAAGAAAGACTGGTTGAATAAGCCAGTAGATCAAGATGCTCAATTAAAGTATGTCTGCAATTTTGTAAAAAACAACTCATCCAGTTTCACTAAAAAAGAATTTAAAACAGCCTTGTTGCTAAGTAATGACTGAACCTCAAACACCCTTATCCGCGAGTCGAATTAAAACTGCTCAATCCTGCTCTTGGCTTTATTGGTGTAAGTATAAATTAGGTCTCCCAGAGAAGAGTAATGATGGGGCGAGGAGAGGATCTATATGCCACTTAGTGTTTGAAGTCCTTGGTGTTCCCAAGAGGAAAAAGTATTTTGATGAAATAATTAAATCT